TTTAAAGATTTTCGCAAAGAACCCCAAAAAGACTGGAATGCCTATAAAGACTTCACCCCCGAGAAAGTTATGGCTAAGTTTGACCAAGTGTTTTTGAGCAAAATATGAAAAAAATACTTATCACAGGCTCTAAAGGTTTTCTCGGCCATCATTTAGTCAAACGGTTAAAGGAAGATTATGAGCTTTTTACGCCCAGTAGCTCAGAGGTGAACGTAAAAGACTGGGAGGAGCTATATGGTTATGTATCCGACACTGCCCCTGATACAATAATCCATCTCGCCGCCGTTTGTGGGGGGATCGGGGCGAACCAAAAATCTCCCGCAGATTTCTTTTGGCAAAATTCCTTAATGGGCCTAAACGTATTAGGAGCCTCCTCCCATTTTAAAATAAAAAAATTAATCACACTGGGAAGTGTTTGTTCTTATCCCAAGTTTACCCCTGTTCCATTTAAGGAAGAGGATATTTGGAACGGCTATCCCGAAGAAACAAACGCTCCTTACGGAATAGCTAAAAAAAATCTTTTAGTTGGATGCCGAGCATTCAACGAGCAACATGGCGACAATTTTATTCACCTTATTCCCGTTAACATGTATGGGGAGCATGACGACTTCGATCCCCAAAGTTCGCATGTGATTCCCGCTTTGTTGCGAAAATTTATAGAGGGAAAAGAAAACAACAGTTCCCACATAAAAGTGTGGGGGGATGGTTCAGCTTCTAGGGAATTTCTATATGCTGGGGATTGCGCTGAAGCTATTGCATTAGCAATTGAAAACTACAATTCTCCAGAACCTCTCAATATCGGGACGGGCAAAGAAATTTTGATTAAAGATCTTGTCCACATGATTCGCGATGTGGTAGGGTTTAAGGGGGAAGTGGTGTTCGACCCCACAAAGCCAAATGGTCAGCCCAGAAGGTGCCTAGATACATCACGGGCTAAAAAGGAGCTTAACTTTACGGCGACCACTTCTTTTGAAGAGGGATTATTAAAAACATATAATTGGCATATTAACTCATGAAAAAAATATTAATCACTGGAGTAACAGGTCAGGATGGCAGTCACATGGCCGACTATCTACTCGCAAATACAGAACATACCATTATAGGGGGAATTAGGCGGTTAAGTGTCGAAAACCACAAAAATATTAAGCACCTCAAGGACAACCCAAGGTTTTTTCTAATCGATTTAGATGTTTCTGATCCTCAAAATACCGAAAAGGTTATAGCAAAGCATAAGCCTGATTATTTTATTAATTTTGCTGCCAATTCTTTTGTCGGGAGCAGTTGGGACATGCCTTTTAATCACATGCAAACAAATTGTATGGCTGTTCTTCATCAATTAGAAGCCCTTCGAAGGCATAGCCCTCATTGTCGATACTACAACGCAGGTAGCTCTGAGGAGTTCGGGGATGTGGTGACTACCCCACAGACTGAAGACCATCCGTTGCGCCCCAGAAGTCCGTATGGAGCCTCTAAATGCGCTGCTAGACATTTGGTTAAAGTCTATAGGGACTCTTACGGTCTCTATGCAGTTCAGGGCTGGCTTTTCAATCATGAGGGGGTGCGGCGTGGAGAAGAATTTGTTACTCGTAAAATTACTAAGAACGTGGCTAGAATTTTAGGGCATTACGAAATTGGTAAACCAATCGTCCCGTTACAGCTGGGTAATCTAGACGCGAAAAGAGACTGGAGCGATGCCGAAGATTTTGTAGTCGGTGTCTGGAGGATGCTTAATCAAGATAGAGAAAATCCAAAAGATTATATTCTTTCTTCTAACGAAACGCATACCATTAGGACGTTTGTCGAGGAGGCATTTAATTTCGTAGGTTTTCATCGCAACGAGTGCCAATGGAAAGGGGAGGGAAAAGATGAAAAATATTTCCACGGGAGTGAGTGTTTTGTGGAAATTAATCCAGATTTTTATAGGCCAGCAGAAATTAATTTACTCTTGGGAGATTCAACCAAAGCTCGCGAAGAATTAGGTTGGGAGCCCAAAACAAACTTCTTGCAGCTCGTCAAGAAAATGGTTGACAAGGATGTTGCATCGATTATTACTTGGTAGTGGCAAAGTCCAAAGGCCCCAACAAGCGCAACATTATCTTCCGTCTTATAGAAGTTCCCGATAAGGGGAGGCGACCGTTTTTCGCTAGGGAGATGAAGCTACTGAACGATCTTTGTGATCGCTATTCCCTAGAGTTTATGGATATCGTAAACTTCGGTAAAAAGTTTGACTCCCTTGCTTATCTTGTCAGTCCGAAGCTGAAGGATGCGCTGGATGAAAAGTTCAGAGCCTTCAATTTTAAAGTTGATTTATCCAAGTATGAGACCTATGATATAGGCGAGAAAACGGGTGAAGACGCAATCATTTCCCCTTCTCAGAAAACAATAAAAGATTTTTTAGATGAGCATTGACCCAGAAGAACTCCTTAGCAATTTCTTAAAAGCCCACAAGGGCGATCATTTTAATGACGAAAAGAACGTAGATTACAAAATCTCCAGTGGGTCGCTTCAATTTGACATGCTTTTGGAGGGGGGCTTCGGACCTGGGCTGCATCGTTTTACAGGCGTAAACGAAGGCGGCAAAACATCTGAATCCCTAGAAGTAATGAAAAACTTTTTGGGGTCACTCCCAAATTCGCGGGGGCTGTATGTCAAGGCAGAAGGTCGGTTAGGCCCAGAAGTTCAAAAGCGCTCTGGCGTTAAGTTCGTGTTTTCTCCTGAAGAGTGGACAGATGGCACCTGCTTTGTTTTTGAAAGTAATATTTACGAAACAACAATGGGGTTAATTCGGCAGCTCATTACCAATAATGAAGAGAACACCAAATATTGTTTTGTTTTAGATTCAGTAGATGGTTTGATCCGCAAAGCAGACCTAGATAAGGATTTTGAAGAAAGCACTAAGGTGGCTGGGGGTGCCGTTATCGCTTCTAACTTTTGCAAAAAAACAAGCATCGCCCTAGGCAAGCGCGGACACATGGCTATTTTTATTAGTCAAGTTCGTGCTGATATTAAACTCGACCCTTACTCCAAGGCTCCCATTCGCCAAAATACCGCGACAGGAGGAAATGCCTTATTGCATTATGCAAATACCATTATGGAGTTTGAGCCTCGCTTTAGGGGGGATTTAATTTTACAAAATCCCTCCCTTAAAACGATGGATGCAAAGAAGAATCCGATCATCGGACATTTTGCAAAAGTAACTATTAAGAAATCCGCTCATGAAAACACTAATACAGTGCTTTCTTATCCTATTCGTTATGGTCGCGCAGGAGGCACCTCTATATGGGTGGAGAAGGAAATCATAGAGCTTCTCTATGCGTGGGAATTGATAGAAAAGAAGGGCGCGTGGATAAAGCCTAGTGAAGACTTTAAAGAGCTGCTTGATAATAAGGGTTTTGAATTTCCCGACAAAGTTCAAGGCGATAATAATCTCTTTAAAACTATCGAAGGTGATAAGGATCTGTGTTTATTTTTAATAGATTATTTTAAGAAACAGATAAGCGGATGAAGTTTATTGATTTATACGGCAAACAACGCAATCTGAAAAACGCGAAGAAGTATTTAATTAATTGGGAGAAGCCCAGTCGGAGCAAGTTCCAAACTGAAGTCAAGAAATTTCTACGACGATATTGGAAGAATGATATTGTATTTGAAGAGTTCAGGGTTGTTGGTACTCGTCTTACCTTAGACTTTTATAATGCTAACAAAAAGATAGCAGTTGAAGTTCAAGGGGCACAACACACTAAATATGTTAAGTTCTTTCACAAGAATCGCTTCAAGTATAGAGAGCAGCTCAAAAGAGATGAAAAGAAGCTTGACTTCTGTAATGCCAATGATATAAAGCTAGCAGAGGTCTATCCAGAGGACAAGATAATCGCTTCCCTATTTAAAAAACAAGACATTTATTTATGAACCTAGAAGAGAACGAAGAGTTCTGCATCCCCTCGGAGATGGTGGAAAAAATCTATGAGCTGTCAGGAGGAGTGGACAAGTATAAAGGGGTAATAATGGCGGTTTCTTCTGAAAATGGTAAGCCTTTAATATATTGCAAATTTGATTGCGGCATGACAGAGTTTGCCCTAATGAAGGCCCTTGAAAACCATTTGACAATTCCTCCAGAGATGAGAGAAATGAGAGACGAAGAGCGATGATTTATAATTTTGAATTAGAAAAACAATTGTTGGCAGGCTTGATTAAAGAGCCCGACACCTTAGCGGAGATATCCAATTTCATTGGCACTTCGGATTTTTATTCCAAGCAAAGTTCCCTCCACTCCACTATTTTTAGGATTGTTAAACAAGCCATAGATGCAGGAGATGAGATTGATGAGGTTATTATAGCCCAGAGGGTTAATGATGTTGGGTTGTCATTTGAAGACAATTTAAATCCCTCTGATTACATCAAGTCCTTGGCTTTGCGGAAGGTGCCGAAAGGGAACATTCTTAAAACCGCAAAAGAATTAAAGAAGTATTCCATTAGGCG